GCAAAAGGGGAGGTGCGCAATTTCAGGGGTGTTCCTGACTCACCACAAAGACGGCTCAGGATGGAAAGACTGTAACGCCTCAATAGATCGTATCAATGGGAAAAAAGGTTATACCGTCGCCAACACGCAGCTCGTCTGCTATCGGATAAACATCATGAAACATACCCTATCTGAAGACATGTTTTATTGGTGGGTGAAGACTATTAACGATTCTTCTTGTGATTAAATATTAGCTCAGCTAATATACTATATGAGTACAATAGAAGTAGTAGCTATCTCCGGTTTAGACGCCGCGATCCTCGGGTCCGCAGTTATTAATGGACGCGAAGTTCTTGCTTACGACTTTGATAAAGCTATAGAAATTATCTTGGCATGCGGGCATACCGAAGAGTATGCCTATGACTATTTAACAGAGATGTCTGAGGAAAAAGTCAAGGGCGGCCCTGTATTTGTATATCTAGATAACGACGACGAGTTCTATGGATCAGCAACCCCAGCAGGGTCAACCGTCCACTGACATAGTCAGTGAGCACACCGAATTCCAATCGCATATGCCCTACATGGGCATAAGCCGTGGATCATTAACCATGCAGCAAGAAAAGCTGGTCTCGCTCATCTCTTCGGGGATGACGACTGCAGCTGCTGGACGTGGTGCTGGTTACTCCTGCCCCCAGGCGGCTTACGCCGCTGCAAAAGTTCCCGAAGTACAAAAAGCGATTGAGTATTTCCGCCAGGAGATGCGTGAAGAGGTGCGGTTCTCCAATCAGCACGCTCACATGATGTATATGGAAGCCTATAACTCCTCGGCAAACGCCACTGAAATGAAGAACACCACCGATTCGTTGGTCAAGCTGCACGGTTTGGCTGCACCTGAGAACGCTACACAAGTAAACATCAACATCAACGGCACTAAGCAGTTGGAGCGCATGAGTGACGAAGACTTGTTGAAGATTGCGGGTAAAGACATTGACTACCTAGAACCTAAGAGCGATTGATTATGACTAAGACTGTTTATAAGCAGACAAAGGCGATTGCGCGAAACGCCGCAGTATCAGGCAAACCTGGTGGCAAGAAGATCTCCACAACTAAAATTACAGGTACGCCTGTTAAAAGGAAAAAGTCGAAAGGCGCTGCGCCAAAAGCTAAGCCCAAGAAAAAGTACGGCTACTAGTATGGACTGTTGGACGTGTAAGACAGAGCTTATATGGGGCGGAGACCACGATTGTGAAAATTGCGAAGAGTACGTCATGGTGTCCAACTTTAGCTGTCCAACATGCCAAGCGCACGTCGAGTTTTACGTACCAAGAGAGTTAGATGACTGAAGTTAATAAGGTCGAATGCATACGCTGTAAAGCGACGCATCCAGAGACACTCTACTCTGGAGACGACCGACTCTGTGTCTATTGTAAAGCGGAGATCGCGGAGCAGGGGCCGTTACCCGCGATCCCCGAACCGGTGCCCACCAAAGCGGAATCGGTAGAGGAGAAGGCGCGCGCGGAACTTGCTCTACGGTTCCTGACGCGTAAACGCCTATTACCCTTTGTAGAAAGGTTTAACCCTGACTACTCAGCGGGGTGGGTACATAAAGATATTTGTAATCGCCTAGAGGAGTTCTCACGAGATGTTGCTGATAAGAAGTCTCCGAGACTTATGCTATTTATGCCACCACGACACGGTAAAAGTACGCTTGCATCAGTGGCGTTCCCAGCGTGGCACCTCGGACGGCACCCCCAGCACGAGTTTATCAGCTGTTCTTACTCTGGCTCTCTCGCTATGGGCTTCTCGCGTAAGGTACGTGGCCTGCTGCGTGAAGAGGGATATAAGTCAGCTTTTAAGACTCGTCTCGATCCACAGTCGCAGTCTGCTGAAGCATGGCTTACTACTTCTGGCGGCGGTTATGTCGCTGCCGGTGTTGGTGGCGGTATTACTGGCAAGGGTGCTCATATCCTTGTCATTGATGATCCGGTAAAAAACAGAGATGACGCCGAATCAGCGAACGCCCGCGAGAGCGCCTGGGACTGGTATACAAGTACGGCATACACGCGTCTTGCGCCTGGTGGCGGTGTGCTGGTTATCCTTACTCGCTGGCATGATGATGATCTTGCAGGACGGTTACTTAAAGCAGCAGCAGATAAAGGTGAACAGTGGGAAGTTGTTAACTACCCCGCCCGAGCAGAAGTCGATGAGAAGTTTAGAAACCAAGGGGAAGCGCTCCACAGAGAGCGATATGACGAAGCAGCCCTAGAAAGAATCGAGCGTGCGGTAGGCCCACGAGATTGGTCTGCCCTATATCAGCAAAACCCTGTTGCTGATGACGGTGATTACTTCACCCGAGACATGATTTCCTACTACGACTCTGACGATATAGACCATGACCGAATGCGGTTCTACTGCGCGTGGGATTTGGCTATCGGCAAGAACGATAGAAACGATTACACCGTGGGTATTGTGGTGGGCGTCGATGAACAAGATGCGCTGTACGTCGTGGACATGGTCCGCGGACGGTTTGACGGCTTTGAACTAGTCGAGCAGATACTCGACATGTATGAGCTGTGGAAGCCGTCAATTATAGGCATTGAGAAAGGGCACATCGAGATGGCTCTCGGGCCGTTCCTCGAGAAGCGCGTACGTGAGCGCGGCTTGTACGAAGCATATTTTAAAGATCTTAAGACGGGCCGCAGGGATAAAGAAGCGCGGGCCAGAGCGATCCAAGGACGAATGCAGCAGGGCATGGTACATCTGCCCAAAGAGGAACAATTTACGGGCCCGCTGGTAGCAGAGTTATTGCGCTTCCCGAATGGGGTACACGACGATCAGGTAGACGCCTTGGCTTGGATAGGTCTCATGATGACGGAGTTCAGCACCTTTGTTGAGCGCGTTGAGCATGTCCCGACCTGGCGAGACAAGCTCCCTGGATTACTTAAAGGCGAGAAAACCAAATCATCCATGAGCGCATAACAATGACAAAGAAGAAGATCAGTCCTGCGAAGGAAGAAGAAATCACCCGCACCCAGTGGGCTCGATACGAGCGCGCGCGGGACAACGGGCACCTCGATTATGTCGAAATGGCACACAAGTGCGATGAGTACTATCGCGGAGACCAGTGGGACTACGATGATCAGGCTGCTCTAGAGGCCGAAGGTCGCCCCGCACTTACTATTAATACTATTCTTCCGACAGTGAACACCATCTTGGGTGAGCAGTCGACGCGCAGAGCTGACATTCAGTTTAAACCGCGACGTGGTGGCGACGAAGAAGTGGCCCACACCCTGACTAAGTTGTACATGCAGATATCCGACAACAACAAGTTAGATTGGGTTGAGCAGCAGGTCTTCAGCGATGGCTTGATCATGGACGGTAGGGGCTATTTTGATGTCCGTATGGACTTTAATGACCATGTTGAAGGCGAAGTACGGATCACGGCCAAAGACCCGCTGGACATACTAATCGATCCAGACGCCAAAGATGCAGACCCTAAAACATGGAACGAAGTGTTCGAGTCTAAGTGGATGACGTTGGATGAAATCGAAGAGCTTTACGGTAAGGACAAAGCCGACCGGCTGCTGTTTGTAGCTGAGAACGGTATGTCGTTCGGACCAGATTCTGTCGAGTACCAAGAGACGCGGTTCGGTAATACGGAAACAAACGACGACTATTTCGGAGCCGGCGTCCCTGGCGATGAGGAATATCGCAACGTCAAAGCGCTGCGGGTTGTCGAGCGCCAACACAAGAAGATCGCCCGTTCGCAATTCTTTGTCGACCCCGACACAGGTGACCAGCGGCAAGCACCCGACGAGTGGAGCGAGGCTAAGAATAAAAAGTTCGCCAAGCAGTATAATCTTACGCTTATTAGCAAGGTTATGAGGAAGATCCGCTGGACAGTAACCTGCGACAAAGTAGTGCTGCACGATGCTTGGTCCCCCTATAACCAGTTTACGATCGTACCGTTCTTCTGTTACTTCCGACGCGGTCGACCGTTCGGCGTTGTCCGTAACCTGCTATCTCCACAGGAGCAGCTGAACAAAATTGCGTCTCAAGAATTGCACATAGTTAATACCACAGCTAATAGTGGGTGGATGGTTGAGGCTGGATCATTGGTTGGCATGACTGCGGACGACTTAGAGGAGCACGGAGCGGAGACGGGTCTCGTACTTGAATATGCACGCGGCACTAACCCCCCAAGCAAGATCCAACCGAACCAGATACCGACCGGCCTAGATCGCATTGCGCAGAAAGCCGCGTTGAACATAAAGACGATATCCGGCGTTAATGATTCGATGCTCGGCACGGACAGTGCTGAAGTATCAGGTATCGCGATCCAAGCTAAACAGAACCGCGGCGCGATCATGATCCAAGTACCTTTGGATAACTTGCGTAAATCTCGCCAGTACCTTGCTGAAAGCGTTCTTAACCTAGTGCAGACTTTCTATACAGAGCAGCGCGTGATCCAAGTGACTAACGAAGCTGATCCGCTCAAGCCCCGCGAAGAGATGGTCATTAACCAAGAGACTCCTGAAGGGCGTGTAGTTAACGACCTTACTATCGGCGAGTACGACGTTATTGTCGCCACAGCACCCGCGCGAGACAGCTTCGATGAGATCCAGTTTGCAGAGGCCCTTAACCTTCGTCAGGCAGGCGTTGTCATTCCAGACGATGCGATCATTGAGTACAGCCACCTAGCTAGAAAAGGTGAGCTCGCTAAGCGTATCCGCCAGATGACTGGCCAAGAGCCGCCTACTCCAGAGCAGCAAGAAGCGATGGCACAGCAGCAGCAGATACAAATGCAGCAGTTGCAGCTCGAGATTGCCAAGCAGGATGCGGAAGTTAAGAAGTTACAGTCTGAAGTCGCACTGAACATCGCGAAAACGCAAGACGCGACTGACGTCGACCCACAGATCCGTATGGCAGAGATACAGGCCAAGCTCGAGATCAATGAGCAGCAGCTCGCGTTACGACGTGAGCTAGCCTCGCTTAATAACACTACAAAAGAGACCCAATCCCAAACCAATGCTGCGACCAAGCTGGCCACCGCAGCATTCCAAAACACCAACAGGAGTTCTTAAATGAGCGAAGATACGAAAGAAGACACTACAACTATGTTTGATGTTATGCCTGGCGCGGACATCCCCGACGAAGATTCCCAGCAGACGCTTGACTTGAGCTTTACCGAGGAAGAATTGGTGCCAGAAAGTGTAGAAGAAGAGCAAGAATTGGTGCCAGAAAGTGTAGAAGAAGAGCAAGAATTGGTGCCAGAAAGTGCTGAGGAAGAAGCTGAGGAAGAAGCCGAGGAAGAAGCCGAGGAAGAAGCGCCTGTAACGAAGGAAAAAACCTCAAAGAAGCCGATGGTGCCCAAGGCCAGACTCGATGAAGTGCTCGCTAAACAGAAAGCGCTGCAAAAGCAGCTCGATGAAGCAAATGCAGCTAATGTTAAAAACGAAGAAGCGCCTGAGACCTACGATTTTGATGCAAAAGAAGTCGAATATCAGAATATGGTGCTGGATGGCGAGTCGGCCAAAGCAGTTGCCCTGCGCAGAGAGATTAGAAAGGCAGAACGTGCCGAGCTAGAGTTCGAAATGCGCCAAGAAATGTCTCAGACAGTCAACCAAGACCGCCAGCAGACCGCTCTTCAGCAAGCCGCAAACGCTACGGAAGAAGCGTACCCTGTCTTCGATCGAAACTCGGAGGATTTCAACGAAGAGATGACTAATGAAGTCGTTGAACTGCGCGATGCTTTCATGATGAAAGGCTACGAAGGCGTGGAGGCCCTGTCAAAAGCTGTTCGATACGTTGTAAAAGACCACGATTTGGGAGAAGCCGACCAAGAAGCGCCAAGTTTGGCCGGAAAGGCCCAAAAAACAGACGAACTGGCCAAAAAGCGGGCCACTGTTAGTCGAAAGCTGAAGGCTGCGGATTCGCAACCACCCGAATTGCCAGGTGAAAGCTCGGCGATGCATGGCGAGAAGACGTCTAACCTGTCCGACATGACTGAAGAGGAGTTTGCGGCGTTGCCGGAAGCAACTTTGAAGCGTATGCGCGGCGATATTCTTTAACGAGGTAGGTATGCCAGTAGAAAAAGACCCACGACTAGCCCGAGCAGGAGTCTCGGGCTTTAATAAGCCAAAGCGGACGCCTAGCCACGCAAAAAAATCACATGTTGTCGTGGCGAAAGAGGGCGATAAGGTAAAAACCATCCGGTTTGGAGAGCAAGGAGCGTCTACTGCGGGAGCCCCAAAGTCTGGGGAGTCTGACAAGATGAAGGCCAAGCGTAAAAGCTTCAAAGCCCGACATGGTAAGAACATTTCAAAGGGAAAGATGTCGGCGGCATACTGGGCTGACAAGGTAAAGTGGTGATTGATGAAGACTCGCATCCACGTTAATCAGCACAACATACGCGCTAACAGCAAGGGTGCAGCCGAGCCAGTGTTAACGGTTAAAGACTATAAAAACAACCGTAAAGTTAATAGGGCAGAAATAGTTTCTGCTGATGGCGAGGTAGTGGCTACTGTTGTGTACAGTCCAGATAAGCCCCTCTCATGTGGGGCCAAAGTCTGGATCGAAACTGATCTTGAGGTAACTGTGTAATGGCTAGAAGCAGCTAGTTTTTGCGCTCGTCGTGTCTGTCGACCCCGACATCACACTAATACATACTTAGGTGTTGCATTATAATATTAGCTGTACTAATATTACAATACGTCCATTACAACGATATGTGATCGCCCCGTAGGCGTTAAAACCGTAACTCGTCGCCTGTATAGGCGTTAAACCTGCCGAGGACGCCCCTCGTTAATCAACGCTAAACGTTCTTCTACACGATAGTGGAAAAACGGATTAGCCGCTCCTAAAGCCGGCTACTGATATTAGTGGTACTAATACCGCTAGTAATTTATCTTACTTTATTTGGAGCCTCTCATGGCCTTAACAAATTTCGGTACGCTTTCGGGCGACCAACTCCAAGCGTGGAGCCGCGACTTCTGGAAAGTAGCTCGCAACCAATCTTTCATCAACCAGTTCGCTGGTAGCGGTTCAAATGCAATGGTTCAGCGTATTACTGAACTGACTAAGAACAACAAAGGTACTAAAGCTAACATTACTTTGCTAGCTGACATGACCGGCGACGGTATTACTGGTGACTTTACTCTGGAAGGCAACGAAGAAGCCTTGCGCGCGTATGACATCAGCATCGAGCTGGATCAGTTGCGTTTCGCAAACCGTATCGCTGGCCGTATGACCGACCAGAAAACTGTTGTTAACTTCCGTGAGCAGTCTCGCGATGCACTTGCTTATGCAATGGCTGACCGTTGTGACCAGCTTGCTTTCTTGACCCTCTCTGGTGTTGCGTACACGACTAAAAACAACGGTGGCTTACGCACTGTAGTTGGCGGCGCTGTAAACGGCCAAGAGCTTGTCGATCTAGAGTTTGCTTCTGACGTATCTGCTCCTACCTCAGCTCGTCACCGTCGCTGGGATGCTACTTCGGGCCTAGTTGCTGGTGATACTACTGCTGTTGCCGCTACCGATAAGATCGGTTATAGCACCATCGTTAACCTGAAAGCCTACGCCAAAGATAACTACATCCGTGGTATTCGCGGTGCAGGTAACCAAGAAACGTTCCACATGTTCGTTACTCCACAGCAAATGGCTAGCCTGAAGTTAGATTCTGACTTCCTCGCTAACGTTCGCAACGCTGGCGTACGCGGTACTGGCAACAGCCTGTTCTCTGGTTCTGCTTCGTTGATGGTTGACGGCGTAATGATCCACGAGTTCCGTCATGTGTTTAACACTTCTGGCGCTACTACTGGCGCTTCAGCTAACGCTGGCGCTGCTGGCTACAAGTGGGGCGCAAACGCCGATGTTGTTGGCGGACGTGCTCTGTTCTGTGGTGCTCAGGCTCTGGCACTGGCTGACATCGGTCTGCCTGAAATGGTCGAAGATACTTTCGACTACGGTAACCAGTCTGGTATCTCTGTAGGCAAGATCTTCGGTATGCGCAAGCCCAAGTACAACAGTGATATCACTGGTGACGTACAGGACTTCGGCGTTATCTGTTTAGACACTGCACAGTAAGTAAAACGATCGCCTCTCCTCCTTTCGGGGGAGGGGCTTTTTATTTTTTATAGAGATTAATCATGAAGATCATTAGCGAAAAAGATTTACGCGTTACGAATAACCACGGGACCGCAGTAATTTTTTATGCGGGCGTCCCAAAAAATATTGCAGATGAGATTGGTATCGTCGCTATCCAGATGGGTGCGAAAGAGTACAACGCCAAGTTCGTCGAGGAAGAGGCTGCTGAAGAAGCAGTGTTTGAAGAAGTAACAGAAGCAGTTTGCGCCGCGCCAATAGCGGGTACGCAACTGGACGTAGTACTGGTCACCTGTCTGGAAAGAATTATGGACGAGGGAGACCCAAAGAAATTTAAAGCCGACGGCTATCCCAAAGCAGCTGTAGTGAACAAAGTGATGGGTAAGACGATTGACACTGATACCCGAGAGGCAGCGTGGGAATCAATACTTAACTCATAGGTAGAACATCATGTCCGTAACAGTACAAAGCGTAATAGATAGAGCTCAAACAGTCCTGCAAGACACGACCGGCGTTAGATGGCCAGTTGTGGCAGAACTAGTATTGTGGATCAACGATGCCCAGCGCGAGATCGCTCTGTTAAAGCCAGATGCTAGCTCTACTAACACGACTGTTACTCTCGCTACAGGTACGAAGCAGGATATCCCTTCTGGGGGTAATCGACTGCTTAAAGTCGTACGAAATATGTCTGCTGCGAGCAGCGGCACTGGAAAACGCTCCGTACGGTTAGTCGATCGAGAAGTACTTGATGCGCAGACCCCTGACTGGCACGACCCGAGTGTATCTGGCGATGCAGCGCATACTACTATTGTGAAGCACTACATCTACGATGAGAGCAACCCTCGTAACTTCTACGTGTACCCAGGCGTAGCCGGTGATGCATTCCTAGAAATTATATATAGCTCCAACCCCACGACTGTCGCACAAGCGGGCAACTTGTCTGTCCCCGATATCTTTGCGAACGCGGTTATGAACTATGTCCTGTACATGGCCTACATGAAAGACGCGGAATACGCAGGCAACGCACAGCGCGCTAGCAGTCACTTCCAGATCTTTACCGCCTCAGTCACAGGCAAAGGCCAGATCGACGCAGTGACCAACCCAAATATCGAAAGAAGACAACCAGCAGGAATATAACGTATGGCGATTTCCTACGAGACGCTACTACCTGAAATCTTGCCTATGGTGTCTGGATGTCCTGACTCCCTCGTACAGAATAGCGTTCGTGCATCAGTCATCGAGCTTTGTGAGCGCGCAGGCGTTTATCAAGCTGAGCTTGACCCGTTGACTACTGTCGCCAATATCTATGAGTACGATCTAGAAGCTCCTTCGGGGACGTCGGTACAGAAGATATTGTGGGTTACTCATGGGGGTAAGGATGTTGAGCCTATTACTACCACGTTACTGGAGCAGCGGTTGCCTAACTGGCGCGACGGCAGCGGCGTACCCCAATACTTCATTCAGCAGACATCTAGCTTATTTATCTTAGCGCCCATCCCAATGGTGACGAGCGTGAACAGTACTGTGATACGGGCCGTCCTTAGACCCACGCATACAAGTACTTCCTGCGCAAACGACGTTATGAACGACTACCGCGACACCATCGTGAACGGTGCTTTAAGCAGGATTCTTAGAATTCCAAACAAAGACTGGACAGACCTAATGGGCGCGCAAATATACGGCAGCCTATTTAACCAAGGTGTTGAATCCGCAGAGCGACGTGCTCGGCACGCAGACACTGGCGTACACAGGAACGTGAAATATGGCGGATCATCAGGCCCTTGGAGAACAAGACGCAGACGTTATGGTAACGGCGGTTGAACCAGTACTTGCCCACATACGTGAAGAATGGGATTGGGTTAAACACGGTATTGAAGAGATTTTAGCTGAGCAACCTCAGCTTACGTTCAGAGCAGAAGATGTATATGCAGCTTGCCTAAATGAAGAAGCTCACCTCTGGGTTGCACCGGAGGGATTTGTAATTAGTACCGCAGAGCGGGATGAGTTTACAGGGGCGAGAACGTTCTTTATCTGGTTGGCCTGGACAAAGGACCGCGGACAAAGTTGCGCGATTAAGTACATCTCTTTCTTTACTAGCGTAGCGAAAGAGAGCGGGTTTAATAACATAGAAACACGGACCCCAGTTACGGCACTAGAGAAATACTTTCTCGCAGATGGCTGGAAAAAAGAAACAGTGGTTTATACGAGAGAATTGTAATGGGTAGTAAACCTAAAAAGTCAGAATATCAACCCTCCGCAGCTGAGAAAGCGTCAGCCGCTGTCGCGATGGCGGAGAACAAATACTTCAAGCAGAAGTACGACCCCCTCCTGCAGAAGATGCGTGACGAATCCAAGACGGACGATACCTCTGACGTACTCAGAGGTCGTGCCAATGCTGACACTATGCAGACACTTGCAGGTAAAGCGAGCTATGACCGCGCGGCGACTGGAGCAAATGGTGGAGCGGAAGCCCAAGCCTACCAAGCCCAGTTGGGGCTAGCAGATAAAGCGGGGCTCAAAGTAAAAAATGATATGCAGATCGGCGTGCTAGGTACTGCGCGCGGTCAGGCTGCGGACGCAACAAAGGGCATGAGTGCAGCGGCAAACATGGGCGCGTCGCGAGTACTTACCCAGGCGAAAGCGAAGCAGACTGTTAGATCCGCAAAATTTGCCGCTGCAGCACAGATCGGAACCTCTCTGGTAATGCAGGGCGCTAAGAATATGCGGACCTCGGCTGGAGCGCAGAACCCAGACAAAACTCCCATTATGACTAAGGGCGCGGATGGAAAAGAAGGCCCGCAAAAAATTAACAAGGGCGGCTTCTTCAGCCCTGTCGACGGAAACGGTAATAAAGTATCGGGATTTAGCGGTCGTCTGGCCGCTAGTTCGTTCTTCGACTAACCTTTATTAAGGAGCGTTAAAAAATGTCACAGTATGCAATTGGACCGATGGGACGCGCGCTAGGTTTTAGCGGTGGAGATTACGTATCTAATCTACCTAGCGTTAGCAATCCTGACGCGGCGTATGCGTCTATTACACGCAATGACTACATCGATTATGTAAGCCAGTACCGCGGCTTCGAAGAGGATCTGCTCGATAGAGCGCAGAACGATACCTCTCTGATTGACGAGGCGCGGGTCAATGCTAAAGGCGCACAAGGGTTGATGTCAGGTATAGCAGATCGTAACGCTTCGCGATATGGAGTTGCCTTAACTCCAGCCCAGCGCCAAGAGCAATCTCGCGGGCTGGAGCGTGCAAACAATCTCGGCCAGGCCCAGTCTGTGAATGACGCGCGGTTAGCACAGAAAGATCTTAATCAAGCAGCTGTCGGCGACCTAATTAACATCGGGCAAGGGGTTAACCGCTCCTCCCTCGGGCAGATGCAGGGTGCCGCGCAGAGTGCGACGCAACGCAAAAACGCTTATGACTCAGCTAAGGCGGCCTCAAAAGCACAAACGTTCAGCGCAGTGGGCGGACTTGCCTCTGCTGCAATTCTTGCATTCGCATTTTAGGTAATTATTCATGAGCTTAGCACAAGGTATTTTAGCTGGCGTACAGGGCGCGCAAGCCTCGTTCCAGAACAAGGCCGATACTACTCGTAAGAACCAAGCGCTTCAGATACAGCGTGAGCAGCAGGATAACCAGAACACTGCAGCTAATCTAATTACAAGAAAAGATGACGCTAGACAGCTCGTGTCTCAGATTGATGGGCATCTTTCATCGGTCGGTGCTGAGCCAGCCTCTTGGAACAAAACAGATGGACTCCGACTCCTCCAAGATAGGCCCGAGTTAGCGTTACAAATGTTAAATGATGAGGGTACTGAGCGCTACAAAAGTTTCGAAGCCGAAAATGGAGACATGGTCGGCGCGGATATTGTCGAGGTTCGTAAAAATGAGGACGGCTCGTATACACCGTGGATGAAGCGCAGAGATACCGGTGCTGTTGTGCCTATGACCGAAGGTCGTACAGCAGACCCAAAAGATCCCGTACAAAAGATATCTCCGCAGCATCTTGAGAAAGTAATGAACGCCCGTTACCAAACGGCTGTCGGCGACGGGGGCTTAGAAAACACTAATTCTTATCTAGCTACTGCGGATTTGATAACAGCCAACATGGCTCAACGAGAGACAATAGACCTAGCGCTGGAAAAAATAGAAGGCCAAGACCAGCTGACGCAGTTTCGTGCCGCGGTTGAGGATATAGACATCGAAGAGGAAGGTGCTCTTGACGCACTGCTATCCATTTACACGAGCGTCGGCGGTGATCCTGACGACTTGAGAGCGCGCGGCCAAGCAAAAGCTGATGCTAGGTTTGCTGAGAATCAAGAAGAGCAGGGTGGAATAGCCCCAGGCTCCCTACAAGAGTTACTAGCGGACAAAGGGATAACCCGAGAAAAGTGGGAAAGCTACGATCCCGCTATGAAGAAGACTATTGCCGACAGATTAGGC